CCTCGGGAAAAAGCTCCGGGCGCGCGCACAAGGTTTTTGGAAAGTTTTTCCGGCCAATAAGATGATAGAGAATCGGGCCTAAACGGCCTGTTTTTTATCGCGAAAAACGGAGGATTTCTGAAAATTATCCAGGCGGAGGGGAAGATGGCAAAAGCTGTATCGAATTACAGAAAGCTGCTGAAATTCGGAAAGCAGTTCGAGGTTGACAAGGACGAAGACTACAAGGCGGCGGCCATGACCTATGCGGAGGAAGTCAACCTGATCGCACAGATGAGGACGCAGCTGGAAGAAGACGGGATGACGGTCGAAAAGGAATACGTCAAAGGCCGTCAGAACGTCTGCGTTCATCCGCTGATCACGGAGATACCGAAACATGTGGACTGTGCGAACCGGACACTTGGAATCATGGGAGACATCATCCTGAAGCGCGGAAAGAAGAAGCCGGAAACGGATGACGCGCTGGCGGAATTCCGGCTGTGACAGCGGGACGGTGCGACGGATGAGCGCGGAAAGAAGAAGCCGGAAATGGATGACGCGCTGGCGGAATTCAGGCTGTGAGACAGCGGGGCGGTGTGACGGATGAGCGCGGAAAGAAGAAGCCGGAAACGGATGACGCGCTGGCGGAATTCAGGCTGTGAGACAGCGGGGCGGTGTGACGGTTGAGCACGGAAATCAGGAAGCCGGGGAGCGAGATCCTGAACGAGAATGCGATCCTGACATACTACCAGGGCATCCGGGACGGAAGCATCGTCGTCGGGAGATGGATCCGCATGCTGTACGAGCGGATCATTGACGGCCTCGAACAGAAGGAATGGTATTCCGACCAGAGGAAAGCCAATAACTGCATCCGGTTTTTCGAGAAGTTCTGCCATCACAACAAAGGGCCGATGGCTCCGCAAAGGCTGAAGCTGAGCCTATGGGAGAGGGCGGCGCTGAGCCTGATTTTCGGGATCGTGGACGAACACGGATTAAGGCAGTTCACGGAAGTGCTGCTGATCGTCGGAAGAAAGCAGGGAAAGACGCTGCTGGCAGGTGGCGCAGGTACCTACGTCGCTTATGCCGCGGGAGAGTACGGGAGCGAAATATACTACCTCGCTCCGAAACTGGATCAGGCGGATCTGTGCTTCAGCGCGTTTCAGTTCAACGTCGATCATGAACCGGATCTCGCGAAACGGACGAAGAGCACAAAAAGCCGGGGACTGTTCGTCAAGGAGACGAACACGAACATCAAGAAGCTTCCGTTCGCGGACCGGAAAAGCGACGGTTATAACCCGATGCTGTACGTGGCGGACGAAATCGCAAGCTGGCCGGGTGACCGCGGGCTGAAGCAGTGGGAGGTCATGACGTCCGGCACAGGCGCAAGACGGGAGCCGCTGGGACTGGCCATCAGCTCTGCGGGATACGAGAACGACGGGATATACGATGAGCTGTTCAAACGCGGGACAGCATTTCTGAACGGGAACTCACGGGAAAAGCACCTGCTGCCGATCATCTACATGATCGATGATCAGGACAGATGGGACGACATCAACGAGCTACGGAAGAGCCTTCCGGGGCTGGGCGAGAGCGTGAGCGTGAAATTCATCCTGAAGGAAATTGACACGGCACACGAGAGCCTGAGCAAGAAAACCGAATTCCTGACGAAATACTGCAACATCAAACAAAATTCCAGTCAGGCGTGGCTATCGTCGAAGGATGTGAGGAAAGCCTTCAGCGGCGGATACGGTCCCGGATGGGAAAAGGGAGACGAGGCGGAGCCAAACCGGATGACCTTCGAGGATTTCCGCCATATGTACGCGCTGGGAGGAATAGACCTTTCGCTAGCGGTTGACCTGACGGCCGCGGTCATCGTGATCGAGAAGGACGGCATCAGCTGGTTCGCGACACAGTTTTTCATGCCCAGGAACAAAGTGGAGGAAGCGACGCAGCGCGACGGACTTCCCTACCAGATCTACGCGGAACGCGGATTGCTGACGCTTTCCGGGGAAAACACGGTGGATTATCATGATGTGCACGACTGGTTCCGGATGCTCGAACGCGATTATGAGATTCTGGCGCTGAAAGTCGGATATGACAGATATTCGGCGTCGTATCTGGTACAGGAAATGCAGACGGACGGATATGACATGGAATCAGTCAGCCAGGGATCCAACCTGACCGGCGTCCTGATCGACATGGAAGGCATGATCAAGGATGGAAAACTGAAGTGCATCAACGATAACGACCTGATGAAAGTGCACATGCTGGATGCGGCGCTGAAATTTGAAGAAGGGACCAACAGAAGGCGGCTGATCAAGCTGACCGCGAAACAACATATCGACGGCATGGCGGCGCTGAGTGATGCGATCTGTATGCGCCATAACCATTACGAGGAAATGGCGGCACAGCTGAGCAACGAGAGGTGATTAAAATGGGACTGATAGAACGGATTTTCGGAAGGCAGCCGAAATCAGCGAGCGCGGAAGGAAGATTCGAGACGCTGACCGCCTATATGCCGGCGTTCACAAGCTGGGGCGGACAGATCTATGAATCGGAGCTCGTGCGGGCCGCTGTGGACGCGATCGCAAGGCACGTCGGAAAACTGCAGTACAGAGTCACCGGGACCGCGAGGCGCAAGCTGTACACCGCGACGAAGAGCGCGCCGAATCCGTGGTATACGTGGCCTCAGTTCCTCGAACGGTGTTCAAACATCTACGAGGTGCAGAACAATCTTTTCATCGTGCCGATGCTGGATGATCTGGGGGAAGTCGTGGGATTCTTTCCAGCGATGCCGAATCAGTGCGAAGTCGTGGACAGATCGGGAGAGCCGTATCTGAAATATGCTTTTGTGAATGGTCAGCGGCGAAGTGTCGCGCTGAGAAGATGCGCAGTCATCACAAAGCATCAGCTGAAGGACGACTTTTTCGGAGAGAAAAACACGGCACTGATGCCGACCATGGAACTGGTTAACATGGTGAACCAGGGCATCATGGAGGGCGTCAAAAACGGCGCGACATACCGGTTTATGGCGCAGCTGCCGGGGAAGTCCTTTGACGAAGATCTGAGAAAAGAACGTGAACGCTTCGACCGGAACAATTTTCAGGGCGGAGGCGGAGGACTTCTTCTGTTCGGGAACCAGTTCACGAACGTTCAGCAGCTCAAACAAGAGGGATACAAGGTCGATGCGGATCAGCAGAAGCTGATTCGGGATAATGTCTGCAATTATTTCGGCGTATCCGAGAAAGTCATCCGAAACGAGGCGACCGGCGACGAGCTGGACGCCTTTTATAACGGAGCCGTCACGCCGTTCGCGATTAAGCTTTCCGACGCGATGACGCGCATGGTATACAGCGAGCGGGAGATCAACAGCGGGAACGCGATCATGTTCGCCGGCGACCGGCTGCAGTACATGACGGTATCCAGCAAGATTTCCATGGCGCAGATGCTGGGCGACCGCGGAATTCTGATGATCGACGAGATCCGGGCGCTGTTCAACTATGAACCGCTTCCAGATGGCGTCGGGCAGCATGTACCTGCCCGCGGTGAGTATTACTTTGTGGATCAGGGCAAGGACGATACGACAAACACGCTGAACAGCCAGGGCGGCGCGAAGGACGGCGCGGGCGGAGACGCGAAGAACGGAGACGCCGGAAAAGCGAAGAACGGCGACGGCGGAAAAGCGAAAAAAGGCGACGACGGAGGCGCGGGAGACAGCGAGGGAGCCTGAGGGCGTAACGTCAACGCGAAACAATACGAAAGCCGCGCGCCGGACGGACCGGCCGGCGCGGAGAAAAAGACGGTGAGCCGGACAAAGTACGGCAGACCGGAGGGAAGACGGAGGGGAAGACATGGACAGGGAGATTCGGAGCCTAGAATTTGATATACAGGCACAGGACCGCGACGACGCGGATCGGCGCGGACGGATCACAGGGACGCCGATCGTATTCGATCAGGTAACGGACCTTGGATGGTATCAGGAAACCATCGCCCGCGGCGCGCTGGACAACTGCGACCTGCGGGACGTGCGGTTTCTGGTGGGCCACAACACGAGCGGGATTCCGCTGGCCAGAAGCCGGAACAACAACGGCAGCGGCACCATGCAGCTGAGCGTAACAGAGCGCGGCATGGAAATCCGGGTGGATCTGGACATTGACGGGAACCCGGAAGCAAAATCGCTTTACTCTGCGATCAAACGCGGCGACATTACCGGGATGTCGTTCGCGTTTATCGTTGATAAAGAGCGCTGGGACGACATCGACACCAATTGCCCGAAGCGGACGATTCTCAGCATCCGCAAGGTATTCGAGGTGTCGGCAGTCACCTTCCCGGCGTATGAAGGCACGGACATTCAGGCCGCTTCCGAAGGCGATCCGCTGGACAGCGTGAGAGCCTCGCTGGAGAGCGCAAGGAAGCAGGCGGAGGAGGACCGGGCCAGAGAGGCCAGCCAGGAACGCCGGAGGGCGCTGATGGAATGGCTGAGCAAATACGAACAGGAGGAAAAGTCGGATGTTTGATTTTTCCGAAATGAACGGAGAGCAGCTGAAGGACCGGAAGGCGGAGCTGCTGGAGGAGCTGCGGGGACAGACCGCAGAGGACATCGAAGAGCGGGACATCCTGCCGGAGGAGGAAATCAAGGCCAGACAGGCCGAGGTGGAAGCCATCGACGCGGAGATCGAAGCCCGCAGGGCCGCCGCCGCCGAGGAAGCGCGGAAAGAAGAAGAAATCGCCCGGATGCCGGGCAAACCTGTCATTGAGGAGGAAAGAAAGATGAATTTCAACATCGAATCTCCGGAATACCGGGAACTGTGGCTGCGCAGGCTGCAGGGGAAGCTGACCGAGGAAGAGACGCGCGCCTACGCGTCCACCAGTACCAACGCCGTACCGACGCTCGTGGCG